GTGGATTCTTAAACCCAGTAATTTTGCAAAAATCGTAGAAGGAAAATATCATGGCACTAACTAATTTTAAAAACAACCAAAGTCAAGATAACGGTTTTGACGAAATGCAACGCTTGATGTGTTCTGTACAAGGTTGCCCTAGTAGGTGGTCTGTCCACATAAGCGGTGACAAGCCTAAGTGTTCTAAGCACCAATGGGAAAAGAATTCTGCCGATTACAAGAAGCCTATCGTTGCCAAGCCTGTCAGCCAAACCGTACAACAATGGTATGAAAAGGAGGACTTTTGAAATATCTATCTGTTTGTAGCGGAATAGAAGCCGCAACTGTTGCTTGGCATCCCCTTGGTTGGCAAGCAATTGGCTTTTCGGAAATTGAGAAGTTTCCTTCACAGGTGTTAGCGCACCACTATCCTAATGTCCCAAATCTTGGTGATATGACCAAATATAAGGAGTGGAATCTTGAGTCAAATGTCGATGTTTTCGTTGGAGGAACTCCCTGCCAATCCTTCTCAGTCGCTGGTCTCCGAAAGGGATTGGATGACCCTCGTGGCAACCTCATGCTCACCTATCTTGCCATTGCTGACAAATATCGGCCCAGATGGTTGGTCTGGGAGAACGTACCTGGTGTTTTGTCAAGTAACGGAGGAAAAGATTTTGGAACATTCCTCGGAGGGTTGGGGGAGCTCGGGTATGGGTTCGCCTACAGGGTTCTTGACGCTCAATACTTCGGAGTGGCCCAAAGACGCAGACGTGTGTTCGTTGTCGGATACCTTGGAGACTGGAGACGTGCCGCAGCGGTACTTTTTGAGCGCCACAGCTTGTCAGGGAATCCTGCGCCGCGCAGACAAAAGGGGAAAAGTGCTACCGCCAGCGTTGGAACAAGCATTGAAAGCAGTCTCAACTGTGGAGTAGAACTGACTGGTCCATTGTCGGCAAGGGACTACAAAGATGCGGGTACAGATGGCATGAACAAGAATTCTGCCAAGATGATTCCCGTGACCAAGGCTTGGCCTGCTGAAGTAAGTAGCACCCTAGACACAACCTTTGGGACTAAACAGGGATTGGAAGACCAACATGTCAATGCTGGTTGCCCAATGTTTGTGCCTACGCCAATTTTTGCAACAAGTGGACAAGCAAATGCCGCTTTTAGTCAAGATGTTGGTTTGGCATTAAATTCTGCCCATGAAGCGCCATATATTGTTCAACCTATTGCTTTGGCAGAAAACACCATTGGCAGACAGCCAGAGAACGGTGGCAATGGTGATGGTTTTACTGATGGCGGTCCGATGTATACGCTTAACGCTACTGGTGTGCATGGTGTAGCGCAACCTATTGCTTTTGCTTTTGATAGTCTTTCTAGCAATAGCATGAAAAGTAAAAATCCAATTAGTGGCTGTAATCAGGCAGATATTTCTAAATCTTTGGATACCTCAAGAGGTTTAGACCCCAGTTGCAATCAAGGTGGAATGGCTATTGCCCAACCAATCAGTTTTGACATGGCGCAGATCACTAGCAAGGTAAATGGCACAAGGGTAGAACCAAATCTGCCTGTTAGCACACTGGCAAAAGGTAGCCAAATGCATGTGGCTTTATCTGTTTATGAAAATCATCCCGCAGACAGCCGAGTAAAAGAAATGGGAGAGGTTTGTTCTACTGTTACCTCTAGTTGGGGTACTGGCGGTGGAAATACCCCATTTGTTGGATCAGTTGGAACAGACTTGTATAACGGTGCAATAACTGGTGATGTGGCAGCAACCATGTCAACGCATGGCAGTGATTCTGGAGGATCAGGCCCAACAGTCATGCAACAAATGGCGGTCAGAAGACTCACACCAAAAGAATGTGAACGTCTCCAAGGCTTTCCCGACAATTACAGCGACATCATGCCAAAGGGCAAACCAACCCCTGATGGACCAAGGTATAAGGCTTTAGGCAATTCAATGGCTGTGCCTGTAATGGCATGGATAGGCAAAAGAATCCAAGAGGTAGATAACTTATGACCAAGACTGAAGCCCATGCCATCCTTGACAGAATCAAAAACAAAAGCGGTTTACCCGTGTCCCTATCTCTCGCAACTCAAGCCTTGGAACGGCTTGGGGACATATGTAGACCATTTAGCCCAGCATTACGCGCTAATGGCGATGAACGAGGGAACGATAGACCATGCCAGACACATGAGCAAAGCATGGAAGTCGGATTTTCCTACTCTCGGTATCTTGATTGTGGAAAAACTGAGGAAGCTACGCAATGAGCAAAGAGGAAATGATTGAAATGCTGAAAATAGCTAACTGTGATGTAAACACCATTATTTTTGCTATCAACGCTTGGGAAATGGGATACGAACACGCACAAAAGGAAAAACATGACGCTAGTAGTGACATTCACGGTTGATGGTGATCCAGTACCGAAAAGCAGGCCACGATTCGCAAGGCGCGGAAACTTTGTCCAAACTTACACCGATTCCAAGACCTTGGAGTACGAAACCCTAGTGGGATTGAAAGCAAGGCAAGCAATAGGGGCAACAGAGCCGTTAAAAGGGGCTTTAACCGTGTTTTTATACCTTCGCTATGCCGTTCCCCCATCTTATTCAAAAAAGCGCAAGGAGGCTTGTTTAAGCGGTCAGGAATATCCTAAGCGCATTGACATTGATAATTGCTACAAAAGTATTACTGATGCTATGAATGGGATTGTTTACTTGGATGACAGCCAAATAGTGGAGGCACACATTACAAAGGTGTATCACGAGCAAGCTGGTGCTAATGTGATGGTGCAAGAGAGATGAGGTTTTTGTTGACATCTGAGGAGCAAGCGAAGGCGCTGATGGTCAATTTATGGCCAAAGGTGCTGTCGGCACTGAAATCTGACAAGCATCTGGTGTTGGAGATCAAGGCAACGGACAAGACCAGAGAACAAGAACTGAAGTATCACGCCATGATTGATGAGATAGCTAAACAAGCAAGCCACATGGGTGCCAAGTGGTCTGGTGAGGATTGGAAAAGGTTATTGGTTGACCAGTTTTGCAAGGAAAACGGGATAAAAACAGGCGTAGTTATCCCTAATTTGAGTGGTGATGGCATTGTGCAGTTAGGGCTACAAACGCGCAAGTTCACCAAGGAGCAAGCTAGTGACTTTGTGGAGTTCTTATACGCTTGGGGGGCAGAACATGGCATCAAACCCTAAGTTTAAATATTACAGGAGTAAAGCGCATCTAAAGAACGTGGCAGAACTGCCTTGTCAGCATTGTGGAACGGAGGGGCAAACACAGGCTGCTCACAGCAACTGGGCAAAACACGGCAAGGGAAGGGGAATTAAGGCAAGTGATGAGTACACGGCAGCGCTTTGTTATTCTTGCCATGCCGAACTGGATCAGGGAATGTGCCTGTCGAAAGAGGAACGGCAGATGATGTGGGATAACGCACACGCCAAAACTTTGGTAGAGTTACAAAAGAAAGGGCAGTTGGTAAAATGCCAAGACAAATAGGGATTAAGTTTCTATCTGTGTTGGTAACCGTAATGAGGGTTAGCGCCTTATGTACTTAAACGAATTGTGTTGTGCGGGTACAAAACACTGCTTTATGTGAACGGTTATCGACTCCCAATGAGAGTAGTAAAAAAGCATTAGTAAGGCAGAACGGTATTGGGATTACGTAGGTAAGAGTAGAGAGATTGGTAAGAGCAGTTGCCAAGTTTAGGTAGGAGTGATCAAGATGGATTGACGCTTCTACGCTTTTTAGACAAACACAGAGATGAGAAAAGAATGTCGGCACAAACGCTTTTCGTTGACAATTTAGATAACTACGCGCACGCATGAGGCATAAATGATTACAGCACTAGAAAAGACTGTGGAAAAGAAAGGCATGGGTAGACCTGTGCTTTATGGCTTAGACAATCCGATCTGGGAAGTAATCGTTGAGGGCATAGCTGATGGCAAGAGTCTGAGTAGCGTACTGAAAGCCCCGAACATGCCAAGCCATGCGCTTGCGCGTCTGATGATCAAAGACAACGTGGTGTTCCGAGAAGCCTATGAGAGAGCGCTACAGCACCGCGCAGATAGGTTGGCAGAAGAGATACTAGAACTAGCGGACGAAGACCCACCAGAGGGCTTAGAGGGCGCTTCCCTTAACGCTTGGGTGCAGAATAAAAGACTGAGGGTGGACACACGCAAGTGGATAGCCAGTAAGTTAAAGCCCAAGACCTACGGAGACCGCATCGATGTCAGTGTTGTTGACCAACGGATCAGCGTAATAGACGCTATCAACGAAGCACAAGCAAGGGTAACGCACGACAGAGGTAATGTTACTGACATCAGGGATAAGAACGAGAACTAAAGCATATGACTGCTTCACACTATGTTCATTATGTAAAGTTATTTATCGGTTATGCACATGTTTGTAAGCAAGATTGTGTGTAACTCTAGGCATATTCCTGTAAGTGTTGACAACTTGGCACATGGTCTGTGGATAACTCTGTTAGTTAGCGCCTACTCACTTTCCATCCAAAAGTCGAGGGGGGGTAGGTCCCGTGAGGAAAGGTCACAGGAACGGTAGTAACGTGAACAATTTTTAATTTTTTTATATTAAGATCGCCCTATGCCCGTAAACAACGCATTGACTCCAGAAGGCTCTAACGCGCTAGGTGCAGCGTTTGGGTATTACCCACAATTTAGACGTAATCGTCAGTTCAATGATCCTTCAGCCTCTGCCGAGATGCCTTTGCAGTTTATGAGGGGTAGATTGGCTGGGACTGTTGGGATGCCTTCAGACATTATGAATATGTTTAGGTCTCCTATGCCGATGGAGGTTTATGGGGATGTGAACTATGCTCCTCAACAGCAAGTCCCTTACGGTAGCCAAGAGTTAATGCAGACTTTGCCTTTGGCTCCTACTTCGCCTGCTGGTCAACTGGCTGGGAATGTGGGATCGTTTGTGCCATTGAGTCCTGCGGAGATACTGCAAGCTGCTCGGGTTGCGAGACAAGCTGCCTTGGCTGGTGTGTCTGCTGGTAAGAAGATAGAAGATTTAACTGTCGGCAACATACAAAGGGCGAAGATACGCGAGATGGCTAAGAATGTGCCAGAAGATATTGCGTATGAACCGTTGCGTGAACGCCTACAAGCTAGTGGTAATTTAGCGTATGCCGTACCACCTTCTGGCAGAAGTGGGTTTGGTGCATTTGATCCAAGGTATGACCCAAGGGTTTTAGAACAAGCCAGAATGCAGGCGCTTACCCGTGACATCCAAGTAAACCCAAATGCTAAATCAGGTCCTACCGTGTCATTGGCTGACTTTGAAGGCAGACCGTTTATCACTAGCATGGCTGACCGCACCGCTGCGGGGGGTAAATTGCTTGGTGTTGAAAATGTGCAGTTCAACAGACCAGTAGAGTTTTTGGGTGGTCAGGACTTTATGTTCAACAACCCTGGCCTTGTTTGGTCATCTGGCAACGCGCCTGCAAAAGCATTGATGAAATATGCCGATGAAGTTAAGAGCGCCACAGGTCAAAACCCAATTTATATGCCTTACCGCATGGCTCCAACTGGCGGTGACTTTGCCCAATTTACTGGCGAAACAATGTTGGCATATGCTGACAGCGCTATGGGCAAAACACAAAAAAGACTATTAGACAGATCAATTAAGAAATTCATTCCTGACTGGGCTGGCGTGTCTGATCCTACAAGTGTGGCGCAATTTAGGGATGCCCCAGACGCAAAGAGAAAAGCCATCAAAGCAATGATGGACAGAGATTTTCGAAATGAAGGCGGTTTGAATATTGGTAGCGCAAGATTGTCTGTATCAGACCCAGCGCAAATAGCAGCGCAAGAAGGTGGCGTACAAAACGTGGGTGAGATATTTGCAGGCAATGCTTTGCAGAGGTCTACCCACCCAGCTTACCCTGGCGGTGTGCCTGGCCAAGGGATTGGCACATTGGCAGAAGACCTAAATATTTTTCAATTACTGCCAGATGTTGTTAAGGCTAGAGGAATTCCAGACCCTAAAAATCCAAGACCATCAGATTTAAGAGCGATGCAGATGAAGCCTTACTCTGGCGTTATCACCAACGAGTTGCTCAAGCGTCTTGGCTACTAAACAAAAACTTCGGATTAAAAGTGTTGGCAAACTCTTCACCATATCGATCAGTTAAGAATGCTTTAACTGATTCCTCGGTGACTGATTCCACACTAGTAACAACACAACGAGTCTCATGCAATCCAAGCGCTTCAAGCATCTTGGCTGGCATTCTGATGTCTGTATTGACGATAGGTGATAATTTCATGCTTATATCTTATCAAACCACCAAATAAATGCAACTGCCAATTTACAAGTCTGAAGAAGAACAAAAACTAATGGTGGAGCTTTGGTCACCTACCATCTCAGACGATCCAGAAGCCTTTGTCTTGTTTGCCTTTCCTTGGGGGCAAAAGAACACGCCTTTGGCTAACTTCTCTGGTCCAAGGAAATGGCAACGGGAAGTCTTGCGAGACATAACCACCCACATTAAAAAGCAAAAAGGCTTAGTTGATTACGACACCATCCGTATGGCTGTCTCCTCTGGGCGTGGTATCGGCAAGTCTGCCTTAGTATCTTGGCTTATCCTTTGGATGCTCACCACCCGTATTGGTGGCTCGGTGGTGGTGTCGGCTAACTCAGAGAATCAATTACGCTCGGTCACATGGGCAGAATTGACCAAATGGGCGGCCATGCTAATCAATAGTCATTGGTGGGAGATTTCAGCGACAAAGTTAATCCCCGCACAGTGGCTAACAGAACTAGTCGAGCGCGATCTCAAGAAGGGAACGAGGTATTGGGCGTGTGAAGGAAAGCTCTGGTCAGCAGAAAACCCCGACTCTTACGCTGGTGTACACAACCAAGACGGCATGATGCTAATCTTTGACGAATCTAGCGGTATTCCTAACCCGATCTGGGAGGTGGGGGCAGGCTTCTTTACCGAGAACACACCAGACAGATACTGGTTTGCCTTTTCCAACCCCCGTAGAAACGAGGGTTACTTCTTTGAGTGCTTCCATGCCAAACGAGACTTTTGGACATCTAAGATTGTTGACGCTAGAACGGTGGAAGACACCGACAAGTCTGTCTATCAACAAATTATTTCTGAGTATGGCGAAGACTCTAGCCAAGCCAAAGTCGAGGTTTACGGGGAATTCCCATCCGCAGGCGAAGACCAGTTCATAAGCCCAATGATTGTGGATGACGCAATGAAGAGGGAAAAGTGGAAAGACTTAACCGCGCCTACGATTGTGGGGGTTGACCCAGCCCGTGGTGGCGCAGACTCCACCGTCATTGCTGTCAGACAAGGGCGAGATATTATTGCGATTAAGCGCTATAAGGGCGAAGACACAATGGAAATTGTGGGCAGAGTCATTGACGCAATTGAGGAATACAAGCCTGCGCTCACCGTCATTGACGAAGGCGGTTTAGGTTATGGCATTCTTGATCGACTGACAGAGCAAAGGTTTAAGGTGCGTGGTGTTAACTTTGGGAACAAGGCAAAACACTCGCAAGCATTTGGCAACAAACGCGCTGAAATGTGGAACGACATGCGAAACTGGTTAAAATCTGCTAGTATTCCGTCCGATAGACAACTAAAAGCTGATTTAACTGGGCCAACAAAGAAGCCCAATTCATCTGGCACGATATTTTTAGAGGGAAAGAAGGAAATGAAAGCACGAGGGTTGGCTTCACCAGACGCTGCCGATGCTATCGCTGTCACCTTTGCCTTTCCTGTAGCGCACAGAGAGTACA